GCCTGTCGAGCTGAGTGTGGCCACCAACCGATTGTGCTTGGATATGAACAACGGCTTTTATAGTCGTGCGTTGAAATCCGGGTACTGGTCGGCTGTTGGAATGTCAAAGTTCTTTGGTGGATGGGACATGCTGTATCGCAATCTTAGTGTACACCCGAATGCTTTTGAGTTGGATGAGTCAGAATATGATTCAAGTCTTTTTAGACGACTCTTATTGGCGATTAGGGACATTAGATGGGGTTTCCTTCGTGCGAGTGATCGCACAAGTGAGAATCTTGCACGGTTGAATAGCGTATATTCGAGTATTATTGATTCTGTTATCATCACTGATCGTGGTGAACTCATACAGAAAGCGTTAGGTAACCCTTCTGGGTCGTCAAACACTGTTGTTGACAATACAATGATTTTGTTTTTGTTAACCTGTTATGCCTTTATTGTATTGGCTGAGGAAAATGGAGTCGATGTAACATATGAGATTATGATGCGAAATGTCGTGGCAGCTTTGTATGGGGACGACAATACGTTTACATGTAGTGATTCCGTTGTGGGTTGGTTTAATCCTGATGGAATTGCCCGTGTGTGGACCTCTATTGGTGTCACCACCAAAACACCTGATAGCAGGAGTCGATTGCTATCGCAAGTGAGCTTTTTAAGTAGCGGGTTTCGCTATGTTGAGAGTTTGCAAATGTACATGCCTGAACCTGAGGCAGGAAAAGTTTTGTCTTCTTTGTGTTATGGTTCTAAGGTTGATGACGTCCGTTGGCATTATTTGAGAGCTTGTGCTTTGTTAATGGATGCGTTTTGGAATTTAGAGGTTCGTGAGACAATAAGGGAATATTTAGCATACTTGAACAAAATGTATGCAAATGACCTTGTCGGAGTGGTGAATGGTGTTGACATGAAAGTAATCAGTGCAATGTGGAGATCTGATGATTGGATTGAAGCGTTGTATTCTGGTTATGAGTCGTGTGCATCGTCTCGGGATTTTGAGATCGTCCAGTTACTCAACTGGTGGGAGAGTCAGGAATATTAAGCAGTTTTTATGTGATACATGTGTCTGCTTTAAAAATTCTCTGTCTTATGCCCTTTTCTTGTTCTCTTTTTCTCTCTCTTCTCTGTGTGTTACTTTATTTTGTAGCAGTCTCCTTACTTCTCATTTTCCTCAATGGTAAAAACACCAGCTCAGAAAGCTGCCAAGAAGGCCAAGAAAGCTATGGCGAAAGCTGTAGTTTCAATGGCATCTTCAGCGGTCGGCGCTTCTGCTGGTAAAAAAAG